GCGGTAGTGGAGAACACTAGACGGCCTGGCATGTCGTTACTTGAGCCAGGGGTTCCGTCTACCAGCGCGGTAATACTTGCTGCGGCGTCGTATCCACTTCCATTGGCACCTCTAAATTCAATCGAACCAAGTTCATCACCACTTGCAACGATTGTGTTGGTGCCGACGGTTGAACCACGCGACTTTGAGATGTAAAGGCGCGGACCGTCGCTAGAAGCTACAAATCTAGAAATCAACTGAGTTGAGTTAGCGCCAGTACCTGCAATTTGCACCGCAGAATCAAACGTGCTGTTGCTCGTAGACGTGCCAACTAAGAGCCTGCCGGAGCTGTCGATGCGGGCTACTTCTGAACTATTGATACTGAAAGTATGCGTTCCGCCTGAGCGAGTGTTATATGTATTGCCAGTTGAAAAACCGAATCTATCAATAGAACTAGCGGTATCAAAAATAGCAAAATTGTCAGGGGATTTAATGTCATAACCGCTGGACAGCAGCATGTGCCCACTGGATAAATGCAACAATTCGCTAGGACTCGTAGTGCCAATCCCTAAACGCCCTGAGGAATCCAGGCGCATTTTTTCGCCTGACGTGGATCCAGTAGGATAAAAAGTAATAACTCCGGTGCTTTTTGTTCCAGCAATAGTGGGGCTGCCGGTTGCGTAGGTGCCTCCCCAGGTCAACGCACCATCCGTTTTCAGATTGATGTCGCCATTGACATCAAAGGTTGTGGCAGGGCTACTAGTCCCCAGACCTAAGCGGCCTGATGTATCAAAGCGAGCGCGTTCTGCAGCCGCTGCAACATCATAAAAAACAAGAGGAGTGGATGCTGATGCACCATACTCAATGTAATTTGCAAAAGTAGACGGCGCGTCTAAAGTTAAAATTGCATTTGCTGTTCCCGTTCCGGTAATGCGTAGCCTTTGCGTGCCAGAACCAGAAATATGAACTGCAGTTGCTGGGCTTGCTGTTCCAACACCAACCTTTCCGTCTGACGCAACAAACAACCGCCCCTGCCCATTAGTTGAGATGGCTAAGTTGTTTGCGGATGGTAAATAAAAGCCGTTTGTGGGAACGCTTGAACTACTGGGACTAAAGCTTGCTGCTGTACTGGTACCAGTTGTAAGGATATTTTGACTGCCAAAATCAGGGCTGATCTTTGTACCCGCAATAGCTGCCGCAGCGTTTACGTCGGCATTGACAACAGCACCCGCTGCAATTTTTTCGGTTGTAATTGCATCATTATCAATGTTGTTGGTGCCAACATTAAAAGATGAGGGGACGTTACCAAGGTACGGCATGATTAGATCGTGTTATCTTGCGGGTTTAACATATAAGAAACGACAACATCCACGGAGCTGCCAGTTCCTGCATAAGCACGGACAACGTCTTCCGACTGAACAATCACCTTGTTTCCAGTCATAAATTCAAGAGAAGACTGGTTAGGAACAGTGCCAGAAGTAATGAGGGAACCAGTGGTTGTACCACCGGACTTAATCAATTGAACGGTGACGTTCTGAGAATTGGGCGTTGTATTAGATGCCAGAATGCTGAGGATCACGCCGTAAGTACCAGCGGGAACACCACTGGCATTGGACGTACCGGAAATAATCGCAGTCGGAGAGGTAGATCCGCTGGCGATATTTTGCCTAACTACCGAAACAAAACGTGCCATTTATTTGCGGATACCAGTCACAGTTTTCTTAATTATAAGGTGTTTAACCAAGTGCAATAGCAAACACAATTGCCGTGTTATCTGCGTAGCTTTCAGTTGCCACATTGGACCCACTAATTCTTAACGCAGAGGAGAACAAACCACTGACCCCTGTCACCGTGGCACCCGACACAGAGCTGGTGAAGACGCCACTGACGCCTGTAATGGTTGTAGCACGAATAACATTACCGGTAACAGTGGCACCAAAAACTGAAGTACTGCCAACAAGGTTGACACCGGTCAACGTAGTAAATAAACCGAGGTTTCCGGTAATTGTCGTACCGGTGACTACGGTGAATGAGCCGGCATTGCCGGTGATTGTGTTGAATTGAGCGGCATTACCTGTAACTGTCTGGCCGGTTACCGTTGTGAAGCCGGCGGTGCCGCCTGTGATTGTGGTGAATTGAGCCAATCCACCAGTAAAAGTCTGACCGCTGATCGTGCCAGTGGCACTAATACCAGAACTAAAGAGGCCAGAGCCACCAACAACGAGATTGCCGTTGATATTGGCACTGCCTGTAACAGTGATTTGTTGGCGGACAATTCCAGTTGTAAACGTCGCCGTAATTGCATTGATATCTGTGAAGTTTCCGGTATTACCAGTGATCGTCCCACCAGAGATTGTGGTTAGGCCAACGATTGTGCCGCCGGTAACGCTATTAAACTTACCGAAACCGCCACTGACTGTTACACCAGAAACCAGTGTGGTGCCAATGACATTAACGCCGGTGATATTGGTGAATTGAGCCGTAGTACCAGTTACTGTCGTACCGCTGAGGGTTCCAGTAACTTGAACACCGGAGCTAAAGAAGCCAGATCCAAGTGCCCTAAATGTTCCAGAAACAGTTAGATCACCGCCAATTGTCTGGCCAGATGTAACAAGGGTCTGGAAAACGCCAGTGGTAAAGCTTGCGGTTGTACCTGTGACACTTGCACCGGATAAGGAAGACGTAAAGACGCCTGTTGCACCGGTGATATTTGTGAAGCGGCTAGTGACACCAGTGACTTCGCCAACCGACAAGAAGTTGGTAACAGTGCCTGTAATTGCAAATAAATTAGTAAATGCGCCGGTATTGCCTGTGACTGTGGCACCGGATACACGCGACGTGAAGGTACCAGAAACACCCGTCAGTGACGCAATGGTAAAAGTGTCTGCAGTCAAGTTGACCGCGTTGACATTCGTTGCGTTGACGTTTGTACCAGTCAGCGTTGTACCACTGAGGGTGCCGCTGACAGTTGCATTATTTTGTACGGTGAGCGAACTGATGGTTGCCGTATTGGAAACCGCCAGGCCAGACGTTGTCGTTGTACCGGAAACCGTTAAGTCTCCACCAACGGTGACGTTGCCGCTAACAGTACCGCCAGTGCGCGGCAGGTAGAAAATATTTAGGTATGCCTTGGTGCCAGATATTGTTAATTTTTTATTCTTGATTGCCGGGTCAACTTCGGCAACCTTCACGACTGTGAATAGGTCGGCCTCGGCTAGGTCAATGCCCGCAATCTCTTGTAATTCGCTTATTCTGCGATTAGCCACTACCTATTCACATAAATGCCCTTGGATCAATTATAGTTCCGTAAGTCCAATACACTACTTAACCTTGATTTCAAGGCGGGGTAGCACGTTGGTCGCAAAGTTCCAGGCTGCTTGTACACCGGTCACCAAACCGCAGGACAGCAGAAACACCAGTAAAAGTTCGGCAACCGTTAAGTTGCGACGAACATAGACAACTTGCGGAGGTTGTTGAGCAATTTGTTGTTGTGCCATGGTTTGTTGAATTGCCAGCTCCTTGGCACGGGCCTTCATTTCTTCTAGCTGTTCGAGAGAAATCTGTGGAAGAGAAGGCAGCTGGCTGGGGGGAATCTGATCTTCCATTTGGGCAAACTGTTTTCCCACACGTTAGCATCTGATCAAAACATTTGTCGTTATGGCATACGGTCTAAGGAAAGGTTTAGAAGACATTGCACATGAACTGAAGGGTATTCGCAATATCCTGGCGAGCATGTGGCATAGCCGTTACGAAAACGGTGAAACAACGTCGCTGAACCCCCAGGCCTTTGCCGACGAGTACATCTCGACAGAAGAATGTGCCAGGCGTCTGAATGTTTCTGACCAGACTCTAAGGAATTGGATTGCCATGGGACGAAAAACCCCTGATAAAGGCTGGGTAGAAGGCATCCATTACATCAATGCATGTCCCAACCCTTCCAAAAAGGCAGTCATCCGTATCCCTTGGAACTCGCTGGTGCAGTCGTTTGCCAAAAACCGAGAGACCTTGGTAGACGATCACCGCAAGCAAATCAACCGGCTTTATAAATCAACGACGTTTGATGCGTTGGAATAATGGCACACCGTTTTCGAGACGTTGATCTTTCCGCAGTTACCGTAGAGAACTGCGAGGAGTCCCTACCGGAATCATTGTTCCGGCAACTGGAGATGTTCTTGCCTCCCGAGGGCTCTTTCGACGACGGATGCCTGCGTCGATACCTCGAAAACTTAAAAAACTATGAAGAAGAGGACGCCAATTCCAATATGACGCTAGCGAATCGCTTGCGGCTGGCGTTCCGTGACATGAGGCCCGACACAATCTGTGGCAAATTCCCCCAGGCTGAATTGCCCCTCAAGCGTCGTCTCCGTTGTGTGGCCGAATATCTTATCAGGTCTGGTGAGTTGGATAAAGTACGCGATGCAGAAGGAAAACTGATAAAAAAACGTGGCGTACTTGGAAAAATGGTCGTTTTATACCAGCCGACCGATAAACTGATTGAATCATTGGCCCGGCAGGGTTTGTTAGACGCATGAATCGCAGGGAAAAACTGATCGCATCCGTCATTGGCCCTGAGATGGATGAGACGAAAGCCAAAATGCTTGATGCAACAATCAAGTTAATTCTTGGTGATATGGGTGAGCACTACTCCAAGATGTGGGATGCCGAGGGCCCAGGCGTCATGGTGTTCCAACCCGAGAATTTATCGCGGTCCATGTTCTTCCTGACCCTCAAGGAACTCCACGCCGCACAAGAGGAGTGCGAACGGGACAACGATGGAGACATGGCGGAGACATTCCGGCGAATCTTGCAGGCAGCGCAGAAGATTGACCCACAAGAAAAGGCAGGATACCTCATCAATGACAAGACTGGCCTTCGTTACTGCGAAGTGGACTACAACGCAGCTGCTGAGAGCTGATGCCGATTCAAAATATTAAGTCTCACGCGGAAGACCGTGAGCTGATCACCAACCAGGACTTGGTCGCATCGGCGCACGCACTCCTGGAGGGCATCGATCTGGACGTTGCCAGCTCCAAAGTGGCTAATCAGTACGTCGAAGCAAAGGAATATTTCACTCCATCGGATGATGGGTTGAATTGCCAGCAGTGGTTCGGTAGTGTCTACTTGTTTCCGCCCAGTGGTACCTACTTTTGGGAACGGAAGAACCAACGGTGGAAGATGACGCGCTCAACGTCACCTACATTGACCTCTTCCCATGCCGTCTGGTTTCGAAAATTATATAGATCGTGGATGGCCCGCGAGATCAAACAAGGCCTTTACTTTACGAATTGCCCGGACATGATCCGGTACGAACAAAAGCTGTTCGATTTTCCTGTCTGCATTCTCCGTACGGCCCCAACGCTGCTCAAAAATACGAGCAATGGCGTTAGCAGACATAAGACCTGCACATCGTTTTTGGTCTATTTGCCACCGATGGAATCAGCCACGGAAGCAACCGAGCGTTTTCTTGATATTTATTCAGAAAAGGGCCGCATTCTCTACTAATTTTGTATACTGAAAAACGATTGAAGGCGACCATGACGGTTCTTGCGGATTGGCAGATCAAGACCCTGGCAGAAGAAGAGGGCATGATTTCACCGTTCGTGGATCATGTCGTCAGCGAAGAAGACGGACGGCGCCTTTTGAGCTATGGGCTTAGCTCCTATGGCTACGACATCCGCCTTTCGCCCAGTCAATGCTTGATCTTTGGGAAAGTCCAGGCGGGCGACTGCGATCCCAAAGACTTTGATCCGGACATTCTTAAGCCTGCTGAATTACTGGAAGACGAAAGAGGCCAATATTTTCTTTTGCCTCCCTATGGCTATTGCTTAGGCGTAGCACGGGAGCGCCTGAAACTTCCCCGTGACGTGACTGTTGTTGCGGTTGGTAAGTCGACGTACGCTCGCTCGGGAATCCTTGTGAATATCACTCCAGCTGAAAGTGGTTGGGAAGGCTACCTCACGCTGGAGATCAGTAACTGCACCGGGCTTTTTAACCGGATCTACGCAAATGAAGGCATCACCCAGCTCTTGTTTTATCGCGGGGCTCCCTGTGAAGTGAGCTACCAAGATCGCAAGGGTAAGTACCAAGATCAACCCCCCGAGGTTGTGTTGTCTCAAGTGTGATCAGGCAAAAGATTTGCCGAGGCGTGGCTGAGGTTTATTGGCGTAGTTGGTACTACCGGCGGTACCAATAGTGTCCCCAAGGCTGGGAAGTTCAGTACCATCGATAAACGCTGGATTACGTGGAGTTTTTCCACGGATTGTCGGCTCAGCAATCCCAGCTCGTTGACGGTATGTCCCAGCGGTCTTTGCGGCCCGCATGAATTTGGCAACACGCTCTTGTTTGTCATTCGTGGGTTCAATTACAGACTGCTCATCGTCTTCTAAACGACGCAAATCTGTGTCATAAATCTTTTCAGGATGTAGATCAGATACTTCAACACCTGAGGATCCAGAGTCGTGCCTGGGATCGTAGGTGGAATCAAAGAAATTTGCCATAGTATTATTGTAAAAGGAATAAATCAAGCCTTAGATATCATGCATAACCAAGCCGCCGCGTTCTTGGATGCGTTTGTCGAAGATGAGGTGAAGTGTCGGTGCCTGGATCAAGACCAAGACTTCGGTGCACCCATCGATAACCAAGAGAATGATGTTCCGTTGTACGATATGTACAATCGTGGACTGACGGCATGCGAGCAGGGACTGGAACGGAATCCGCTCAACATCGAGGGAATGGATCGTCCCGGAGTGACCGGTTACATTCCTTCGATGGAGCAGGGTCTGGGGATGGGAGCAGCACCGAAGCCCCGGTCTCTGGTACTGGAACTGGAAGGTCCAACGGAGGAAATGAAGGAGGAGTCCCTGAAAAGGCGTGGTTTGCGCCGGTAGAAGACGAAGAGATTTCTGATTGCCCAGGGGGAGTTTGCCCCGTCCCTTGGCTTGTAAAAGAAGAAAGGCCTGAGGTTAGGGAGGATGTGGTTAATCATCCTTCCCATTACACCGATGGGGGCATCGAATGCATCGAAGCCATTGAGGCGGCTTTAACCATCGAAGAATTCCGTGGTTACTGCAAGGGAAATTGCATGAAGTATATTTGGCGTGAGCGCCATAAAGGCGGGACAGAATCACTGAAGAAGGCACGGTGGTACCTGGATCGTCTTATTGAAATGGGCGAAGTTTAGAAGGGCTGGTACTCGTCTTCTTCGCTGTCCTCGTCGTCGTCCATCAAGCAGGCGGCGGCGAGTTCACACAGTTCTAAATCAGTGGGAAGATCCCAATCCAACTCAATATTTTCATCGGCCAGGATGGCTTTTACGGCGTGCCACTCCATGAGCCGTTGGTGGTACAGGTTCAGTAAAGCAGCGTATAACTCATCCCAGGTCATCTCCTGGGCTGTAAGTTCTGCTTTCCGCATGGAAAACTGCAATTCCAGTGGAAGTTGAAATTCACGGGGTTCGACTGAACGCTCCATTCCACTTTGCGGGTCTTGTTCTAATTATTCTAAGCCTAGGTAGTAAATATGGCGTCCAGCTCTTCTTGGCTGAATTCATCCCATGGACGATCTGTGATCTGGAAATCGTTGGCAAACTTAGACAGAACATACGGGCTGACGTTTTCTTCCAGTTCGCGGATTGCTCGTACTTCATGCGGAGCAGCGCTGTAATTCCTAAATGCGGCTAGTAAAATTTGTGTGGATGCCCAGGGATTTGCATCTACTTCCTGAAGGAACAAGTCGACTTCTTCCCTACGCCGATCCAGGAGACCGCCGATAACTTTGTGTTCGGCATCAAAGATCCAACTGGACATTTCCTGTGTCGCCATGCAGAAGTCCTCTGCTTCAATGGCGTCAATTACGGAGCTGTACAGGAAGGGCTGCCATCCAATTGAGTGGATGAATGAAATCAATGCCTGCCGCATGCAGGGATCAAGACCAAGATTGAGCTTAGTCAGCTGACTGTCAATGATTTGCACTTCGTAGAACAAGTGTTGCAAGGCTTTTTCTTTGCTGCAACACTGCCCTTGTTTAACAGGGGAGCCGTCCGGGTAATACTGGGTGCCGTAACCAATGGTGTAAGGTTCACCACCAGTGGTTAAGTCTGGGTACGCCTTTTCGCTGAAACCTTCGTACTTGCGAATTAAGTTAATCGCATGCGAAAAGTCGGACATGGGGGTAACACTTTATTACCCCCAATCATACACAAAATTTTATTTACCTTGCCCGCGCATTTTTTTGCGTCCGTGATTAGGAAGGCTGTGTTGACCCTGGCCTTGACGCGTTTTCTTGGGCTTGGACTCAAGTTTGACAGATGAAGAGGATTTGGGTTTTGCCATGGGTTACCAGTTGTAGTTGCACGCCCACCATCCGGGAGTCAGTTTGTCCTTCTTCTCGGAACAGTTGTGACGCGCTTTGAAGTTAGCACGTCTGCCCTCGTCTTTGTGCTGAAGATAGTCTTCATATCCACGCAGGCCAAACCGGACAATCTTTTCTTTTCCTTCCTGGCAGGCCTTTACAACATACTTATGCTTGTCCCCCTTAGGAGCCCGCTGAGGTTTGTTGCAAGGCATCTTGTCCTTTTGATATCTCTTTGCCGCTGCAGCTGCTTTTTTATGTTTTTCAGCCATTAGAGTCCTTTAAACATTGAAGTGAACTCACCCAAAATTTGTGTGCCTGTCTTTGATTTGTAATCAGTTTCTTCATCTTCATCATCCAATCCTAATCTGAAGAAACTTGCCGAAGTATCACCACCTTCCTCTTTGCTTCCTGTTGTTCCCTCATCAAAGAAACTTTCGATTGTGCCAAGAGAAGCAAAGGGGTCACTCAAGTCAAGGCCGTATGACTGCAGTGCCTTGTCGCTGCCAGCCTTGGTGAGGATTGTTTGTTCAGACCTGTCTAAATCTGGAAAAAAGTTATTGTAAAACTCATCTTCTGTACCCTGGTAACCAGCGGACTGAAACGTTTTATACAGTTCAGTCTGTGGTGTTGCCATTTCATCTTTATAATCCTCTGGCCGCTCAATGTAAGTAAGGCCAAGAACTTGCTGTGTTGGGCGTTGACGTTTTTCATTTAAATATTTAATTTGCTCACGAATATCCTGGGCCGAACCTGTGCGCAATGTTTCAACCACATACTGTTTTAATTCGTCTACTGTTCCCTTGAAGTCAGTCAAGCCATACCTTTGCAGCACTTCTTGCCAGCTTGATTTATCATTTGGATCCAGGCCACGGAGCATTTCGTCAGCAAACTCCTCTGGTGTAATAAATTGACCGAAGACAGATCCCTGGCGCAAAGCTTCTTCTTTCAGAGAAGGCAAAATGTTGTTATAGATTTGATCTTGGACCTTGCCTGCATTCAAAATATCTTCAGCCGCGTCATAGCCCAAGCCTTGTCCTTTGATTTGAAAATGCATACGAGCAAAGGCATCTTTGTCGTTTAAATTGACACCAAAACGATAAGCTTGCTGTGCCCAATACGGATTACCCTTCTTGGCGGCTTCCCAATCCTGGGCAACACTTTGTGCTTGGTTTGTATACATTGTTTGCCTTGCCTTATCCCCAGTGGGATTAAAGTAAAAATCTGCGTTGAAATAACGATCATTATTGGCTTTAATTTGATCCAGGTATTGATTAGCACGTAGGTTTGCGACAAGACTTACTGCATTAACCATGTCCTGGGTTTGGAATGGGTTTTGTTCTTCTTGTCTAATATCAAGATACTCAACAAATTCATCCATCGAACGCGCCGTATTAAAGCGCGGAATTAAATATTCATCAATAAAGTTTCTTGCAAAGTCGCCTTCAATTTTTATCTTCTCTTCCGCTTCAGAATTTGTATAGCCAAGCTCCAGGTCTTGTTCATATCGTTTCTTTAGTTCGCCGTCAAACCATTGCTGCCAGTTATAGGTCGCATTATTGCGAATACCTGTAATATTTTGAAGGCTTTTTTCTAGGGATTCTTCGGCTTTGCCTGCGGACGTAAAGGAAAGCAATCCGCCAACTCCCGTATCGCCAAGGATCGCGTTGCTTAATTCATTGTTGATATTCATGATTTCACTGAAGCCGCCAAAGCCGCCCATTAAGCCGAGCATTTCTTCCTTGGCTTTGGCTTGTTTCATTTCTTCGATTGTCTGTTTGAGAACATCCTGGGTTAAGGCACCAAATTTTTTAACGTCCACAGTGGCTTTTTCGCCAACAGCTTCATTGAGCGCATCTTCTAATTGTGTGATGCCATAGCCTGCATTAATGTTGTAATTTAAACTGACTTGCCTATCCTCTGGCCGTTCTGAAATGCGGAATAGTGTAACAAATTCATCGGGTTTGGTTACGTCCAGATAATTGTCTTTGGCTAATTTGATCCAGTAGGGATCATCTCGCTTGGCTTTATTCCACTCGGCAGCAATTTCTGGAATGTTCAAAAGACGATTTGTTTGGGTTGTCGTATCAATGCCGAGCTGTAAATCACGGACTGCTTGAAGATCTTGGTCCGTTGGTTTTTTCTCGACGTAACCAGTAGCAGCAGAGGTCGCTTCTGGTGCGTTACCACGGAAACCAGCTGGTTTACCCTGGGATGTGTAATGTTGCAAGTAGTAACCATTTTCGCCATATCTTTCGGTGACATCAATATCATCGTTGGAAACAGCGGCCTTCCATTCTTGTTCAACTTGAGGGTATGTCTGCTTGTAATACTTGGGATCAAAATCACCATACAAAGGCTTAGCGCCTAAGTTTGTATTCCATGTTTGAAGTTTTTCCGTACGATAAAAAGTTTTGTATTGCTCTTCTAAATCTTTTTTAACGGCTGCATCAATGACGCCAAGATTTCGTATTAATGCGCGTTGAGAAGTGTAATCTCCGCCTTTTGTTGTTCCAGCGGCTGAAATAGTTTTATCATATGCAGCGTTCAACGATTGGTTTTTTGTATTTAATTCTGTGTTAGTTGCGTTTTCTTTTGCATTATTTTTATTCATCAAGTCTCGGTTTCGGTTGCCCTCGGTATCATCTACATATTTATGATGATTTTCCGTTCCCGTTTCGGTACAATGTCCGAAAAACCATTTCGTACATACAGTGACAGGATAGTTAACCCTAACTTGCTGAGTGGTTGAATAATCAGTTTTTAAGTTTGTAGGATAATCCGTCTTTTCGTATGAAACATTCCACTTTCGTTTTATCGCGTCGTAATAAAGGCCCACTATCCAGCCGCAAATCTAGGAGCAGTCGTATCAATATTATAAACAAAAATATCAATTACCTCTTGTGACACCCAGGCTTTAATGCGGGTGTACTTTTCTTCTGTGAAATAAGACTGTTGGCGATACCACTCTTCCATTTTTGCACTTGCCTTATTTGTGTTGCAGCGACGGCAAGCGGGAATCAAATTATTTCTATTGCTTGAACCAGAGCGAAAGCGGGGGATGATGTGATCAAGGGATGTGGCCTCATCTCCGCAATAGCCACACTTACAATCCCAGGCTTCGTAAATAGACTGTCGATAACGTTTCTTTGCTAACTTTGGAGTTAATTCAATGAGCAGGGCGAGGGGATCCTGTTCACTATTGAACATGCTCTTTAGTTGCCGTTATCTAATTTTAATTTCCCCACATTTGTATCCAACCACAACAAAAAGATAAAAGGTATCTTAAGAGTCTTGACAAGGCGCAACAAGTGGATACCTTATAAGAGCACGCGTCTTCTCGCGCCATGACCAAAGTCAGGGGCTGGGTCCCCGTTCAACGTGCCGAAGAACTCCTCGGCATTGACCGTCAAACCCTCTTCAAATACCGCGACAACGGAACCCTCAAGTTGGGCCCGCATTTCGCCGCGTTCCCAGAAACCCGTTCACGTGACGGTTACCGCTGGAACGTGGAAGCGGTTAGGAAACAGCTGCGAAAGAGCGGGGAGCTGCCAGTCTCTGCTTAAAGCGCTGGTAATGACCCTTGCGTAGGCGATGTGCCAACATCAAATCAGTGACGTTCAAGGCAATGTCTTGATATGCCATTGAACGATACAGAGACGAACAAAGGGACTGCCAAGAGTCTTGCTGAACGCAAGGCTCTTTTTCTTTTAGTCCAAATAAAACAACCCACTGTGGATGCAATGGGGAAACAGAACGCTTTCGACTGGTCGTATAGATTGTTCCCCCTGATCCCCAGGAGAATCCACTTAAATCCTCTGGCTTTAAACCGAAGGTTGCAACCATTCCGTAAAGCCAGGCTACATCTTTTGTTTTTCGATTTGAGATCAGCTGAAAGTACTCATCCACAATCCGCTGATCAACAGGCGGGTGCTGTGACATGGTTGAGGTGTACTGGATGGCCCGACCATAACAGTCGACTTATCCAGGGCGCTAGGGAAAAAGAAAAGCCTTAATAAGTCTCGTGAGACTTAATATAAGTATACATTATTAAGGATTTGTAACACTTAAGAAGGTGTTATTCCACTTGCAAAGGCATACCACGCCAGGCCAATTGCTTCCATTGTGGAAATTTCTCCAGAAGCATAAGGCAAGTTGATGACATCTCCTACGTGATAAACAGTAGGAATGCCACTGGCTTGAATTTCACTCAAGCCGTATTTCCGAATATCAACTTGTTCTTCTGAAAGAATAAAAGTTCCGTCGACGATATCTCCAAAGTTAGACATTAGACCCCCGGGCGACCTCCTGTTGACGGATTGTATTGCTCACCGTTCTTGTCATACATCCTAAAACCAGACATTAATACAAATGTAGACGGCACATTAAATAACTTCTGCATCATCGGCATCATCATTGGTGCCTGGCAGTTATACGGAGGAACATCCATGATTGATAAGCCGCGCTCGGTCAATCGATACGCTGATGTTTCATTTTCTTTTATGGTGTCCTCCACTAGTTTTTGCTCCCATTCCACGATGCTTCCCATCTCGACCGGCAAGTCAGAAGGCTCAGGAGGGAAGACGTTCTCCATAAACTTCATTGCATAAATATGTTTGCAATAACGGAGTTCGTCGAGAAGTGGTGTCCAAAAGTCCGTCAAAGATGTAATCGTGTGTGAACCATCTGGGTTTAATGATGTGGCATAGTCTTCATATAGCGGCATGCCTTCTGCCCTTGCACCTTCCAGTGAAGGAAGCGGTGTGTTACGCAGGAATGTCTTACCAAAATCTCGAAACACGCCAGGATTATCCCTAAGTGCTCGTGGATCAGTTGATGTATTTGGAGTGACTGTCGGAGGAACGTTATATTCAGGTGATGGTGAAACCACGCGCATATTTCGGTTAACCGTTGCACTGGTCATTGCACTATTGTCGACCACGCCACGGAGCGTCATAACTTCATATCGACCAGGTTTGATAACAGAAACGTTAGTTCGTGGGAATACTTTTTTATTGTTACTTCCCAGTTCCATCATGTATGCATAATCACGACGTGTGAAGTCCTGGCAGGAACAGCAATAACGCGTACCTGTCATTAAGTAACGACCCACAGAAGGTGGGCGGGTGGCCGGAGTACGGAATACACCGTCAGGCGTGGCTTCCACGGAGCCTTGCTTTTGTAGTTTTAAGACACCCGTAGCTTCATTCGTTGACACCAAAACGGCTTGTACATAGCCGTATCGCTTTTGTGTTGTTGGATCAATTGTGTCTTTTGTAATAGGCGTTCCGCCGACCGAAACAATGCGATCCTCAAGAATCTCACCGTTGATTGGATACTGCTTGGGGATTGGTCCAACGGGTGGAATAAACAAAGGAGCAGGCAATGGAGTGGCAGGGCTCCAATCTCCGCTTATGGTCACGTACCAATAGTCTTCATCTTCAGTGACAGACAAGATTGGAGACGGATCGCCATCCTTATCGCGCACATTATCAAACCGCAGACTTCCAGCAACACGCACTCCGGCCCAGTGCATGCACATGTCCTTATTGTTTGTCGGAAAGCCCTGAAAGATTCCTGGGATTTTGGGGGGATTCGCCCCAGGGGGGATTACGGTCCCTGGAGGGAGGGGAATGAAATAATCAAATGGATAGCTGTAGTTCTTGTTGACGCTTGTATTGCAGTAAATTTCAAAGCCGCGCCGCCAGCGCGACCAAGCAGACTCCCGGTTAGACGAATAGATCGAATCAGGAACAGATCCTTTAGAGAATTCTGTCCTGATTGGTTGTACGTTTTTAGGTTCGAAAATCGTGGTCCTGGCGAACTCGCCAAAGGAATTACCACTCTTTTTCGCCATGATCAGAAGAAGCCGCCTTCTGCAATCACGTGAGCACCAGGAATATACCCGGAAACATTGGGGCCGTCGGGGAACACGCCAACGTAAATGCGGTCGCCACGCTCCAGGTAAACACCCTTATTACGCAGAGGAGCTGTGGCGCCAAGACCGTTGGTGTTGCCTGCTTGAACAACGGGAGTGGCCAGCTGGGGCATTACGTCCGAACAGTCGACCACGCCGCTATCGGCAGGGACAGTTTTTGCGAACAGTAGCCTGTAATCACCAGAAGCCGGAATCGGAGTCGTGGTACCACGCGTGTGGTAGAACGCAAAAGTTACGGAGGGCTTGTAGCCGTAGTTAACACCGTTATAGGTGAAGCCTGTTGCGGTGCCGCCAGAGTAAAGCAGTGCAGTGTTGACGCCCGTCAGTGTGGCTGCACCGGTGTAGGTGTAGTAACCGACGCCACTTGCGGGGGCTGTGCCAACAACAGTGGCGGAGGATACGTAGACAATCTGTCCGCTAATCAACGAGATGACGGTGCCAGACGTTGCAGCGTTAACAGTGTAATCAGCGGGACGATGAAAATCATTGCGGACAATCGTGATGGAATCCACAACACCACCGTTGTTATTATCTTCGCTCAACGATGCATCCATGTCGACGAGCACGGAAGGCGCTTGACCACCCTGCACAAACAGAGTATTGGAACCTGCGCTACCAACCGTCTGCGTTGTAACACGCACGGAGTCAAACAAAGGCCTATCTACAAGGAGAGGCTGCTTATTCGTTGCAGTACTCGACACGTTTTTACACCGCTTTTTTGTTAATTATAGCGTTAGGTTCCGCGACCCGATAACGCCATAAACGTTTCAAAGTTTTTTGGAAGACGCATCTTGCTTTCAAACAAAGCTTCTGGATTATTTTGCAGCGCCAAAAAAGTTTGAAAATAAGTACCGTCTTCCGCATCCGGACTAAATTTAAATTTCTTCTGTGTCAAGTAATCAATAACCTCTTGGGGGCGGTCGCGATATTCGCTAAACCCCGCTGAATAAACTTCCCCGGGAAGATAATTTGCGTCTAAGTATTCAGAAAAACGCGCCATTAGAGCATGCCCAGGGGATTAATAAGAGGCGCAACCAAGGATTGGATAAGAGATCCCTTGATTGTGTCTACAAGAGACGTTGCCTTCTTATTTGTTTCTTCAAGACCAGGTTTCTGAGCGCCTGTCAAAACGGAAGACAAGATATCTTCTACAGAACGCTGAGGAGCCGCAGGTGACGTAGCAGTGACCTGGGAGCCACGCTGACGACCTTGTTCAAAAAAGCGTTGAATTTCTTCCGCCTTCTTAACAGGTTGTCCGTAATAGCTGCTGCCACTCTGCGTAGGGAACGAAGCCCATTCGGGCGCCAGTGCAGCTTGGATCTCAGGTGTTAATGCATTTGACTTGGTGATTGCAGCCAGGCCACCAATAGGCTTGAGGCGATCTCTTGCCAGCTTAAGCATTGCCAAGTCCTGGGACTGCGGACCGAAGTCCGAAAGGCCAAGGCTTTGTTGAGCTCCCTGCCAAGTTCCCGGCATGAATTGATACGCGCCAGCTGCGGCACTTGCGTATCCACCTGAGCGAATAACTCTGTCCGGGTGACGAGAAAAATCTTTGAACCTACCGCCGCCAAACATAACGTTATATCCCGGTTTTCCGCCAAGGATTGTTCCTTCGGCGCCAGCAACGGCCTGCTTTAGTCCCTCATAAAGACCGGGATTACGCTTTGCCCATTGTTCAAGAATTTGGCGTTCACCAGACATCGTGATTTTCTCCTTATTCTCCTACCCAATTTGATTCCGCTTTGAGGCCAGGGGTAAACACGGTTTGTACAGAGGCAACCAGGCTTACAGTAGCCGCAAGTCGTTTAACAAAATTAGGACAAAGAATCATTGGATTAATGCAACAACACTGGCCCCCGTAGATCAAAGATCTGTGTCCAGTCGGCTGGGCTTACACGTAAAAACGAAGCCAGTTACTTATTTTAACCCACGCTCAAAAGCTTGTTTTAATAGCGCCAGCTGTGTCTGGCTTAGGTCGGGCTTAAATGCTCCTGCTTTAAACGCATCGGTAACAGGAACAGCACCCTTGGTAAATGCCTCTGAAATACCAACTTGATCAACCGGAGGTACAGGAACACCACTGAGTGGAGTCTTTAAATTGAATGCCGGTGCTCCAGTGGGAGAAGCTAAGCCAAAATTCATTTTCTCGGCATACTGCATATCGCCTGTTGCTTGTGTAAAAGCGCCTAGTGGACTTTGAGCCTGGATTGCAGTTTGTGCTTCTGTATAGCCAAGTTGACCCGGCTTCAGTCTTTCTGCCAAACGAGGATTTGTTGTGGCCCAAATCTGCAGGCCAATCCTTTCTTTTTCTTCAGGAGTGGCTGCGGTGTTGTAAGCCTTTGTTAAATCAGCAACCTTATATTTTTTAGAAAGTTGATCTTGTTCTGCTAATTGAGTCGCACGACGTTTTTCTTCCAGATAAGCGCGTTCGCTCGGCGCAGATGCACTGCTTAAAGCCGTAGTGTCAGGCTCTGGCTCTTCCATGGAAGGAACCTTGAAAGGTTCTTTTTCTGCGCCATATTTGCCCCACATACCAGTCTTTGCGGCATACTCTGCAATCGCTTGACGACGCTGTGGTGTGTCCCTTTGGCCCGGAGTAGAACCTTCTAAGTTGGTTAACTGGACAATTGCGCCAGCAGGACTAAAGGGGTTAAAGAGCGAGCCCAAAATTCCAAGGGGGTTAATTCCCTTGGAGGCTTGCGCTGCAGCGGATGGTTTTGGTGATGCCATTACTATCTCCAAACCTCATGTAAATAAATACGGGAGCCCACGGCAGTATCAGCGGGGCCTGGAAGTGCCTGAATAAATTCAGCACCAGAGCGTTCGTAACGATAACGAGCCTGGAAAGGATCCTTGTAGTTAGGAACGTAAAGAATGCCAGCAAGACGATTTGTTTCGTAGAGATAAATCTCGTCCCAAACTTTGAGCGCTTCCTTGGCGTTGCTGGAGCGAATCGTACGATCCACGTCACCGGCAATGCTTTCTAACCGCGTCGAAGGAGAAGTTGCAACTTCTGTTTTCTTTTCAGCGGTATCGCAACGACCGATCTGGAT